CCCCTAGTGCCTTTTTTGTTTTCGCTTTGTCTTCGCTCGCGTTGCTCGCCCTATTTACAGCTTACTAACGCCGCGTCCAAACTGCCTTGCCCAATTCACTTCGCTGTTTTGCCCACTTCAGCCCACCACTATCACGTTTGCCTATTTTTTATACAAAAACGCCTAGTTTTTATGCACCAGTGATTTTATGTTATATCCCTTGTTAAGTCTACCTTATCCTTCGTAGCTCTTGACGTAGGGTCTCCGACAAAAAGAGTCGTTTTTGTTACTTTTTTCTTGCTTTGTGTCGCAAACCTGTGATTCTTGAAGACTATGACTACCAGAATACACACAAGAAACACACAATATCGTAACCTTTATCGTGCAGTTCCCGTGGCGACAAAGGTTGAAACACGCAAAGTATGGGAACGCGAAACTAAGAAGCTCGTAGATGTTGGTTACGCCGCATTTTGGGCAAAAAGAAAGTTAAAAGCTCCTTGGGTATCCAAAGATACAGTGGGGTCGTTTGACTCAATTAAAGAGGAGGCAATAAAATGAGTGTAAGACAAAACGGTAATAAGTTTATGGCTGACTTTATGTCTAACGGAGTTCGCCACCGCAAACAGTTTCCTACCACCGAAGAGGCAGATGCTTGGGAAGCCGAGCTAAAGAAACGCATTAGGCTCAATATGCCTTATCAAGAGCTACTCGACGCCAAAGACGGCAAGATTACTATTGATGAGTTACTGAGTAAGACCTTTGTGCGTTATTGGGAGGACACCGCTAACGAGTCCACTCAGCTAGGTAACATACGTCTTATCAATGAGTTCTTTGGAGCTAACCAGTCAGTAGACAAAATAGACACCACTGCTCTTGATGAATTTATAGGAGCAATGGAGAAGAAAGGCTTAGCGGCATCCACCATCAACGGGCGTCTTGCAACAATTTCTAAGGCTCTCACATACGCACAAGACAGAAACTACATAAACAGTCGTCCCAAGATTGAACGCAAGAAAGTAAGTAACCAACGCCTGCGCTTCTTTACTGAAGAAGAAGAGTACGAAATGCTTGAAGCGTTACGTGCTGACGGGCGTAATCACTTTGCCCACTTCATTGAGTGGAGTATCGACACAGGTATGCGTCCTATAGAGTCCCGTAATGTGTCTCAGGCTTCTATTCGTGAAGACCCAGAGCTAGGATACCTTATTGACCTGCGTAAGACCAAGAACGCTTACCCAAGAACCATCCCACTAACCAAGAGGGCGCACTACGCGTTCACTTATTTATCGGCAACTGAATTTATGCCCTTTGCCCAGTTCACGGAAAGTAACATCCGTAAGAACTGGCGGTTCGTCCGTGAGGTCATGAATGATGTAGACCCAGAGTTTGTCTTCTACTTGACACGGCACACCTGTGCGTCACGATTAGTCCAACGCAATGTACCGCTTCATGTGGTCAAAGAGTGGATGGGACACCGCACCTATGAGATGACTTTGCGCTACGCTAAACTTACGCCGAGGAATTTTCTTGACGCTAAGGTTGCATTAGAACAAGCTCTTTAATTCACTGTTATGATAACAACAAAAATACTAACCAAACTAACCAAAAAGCATGCCATCAACACAAGTAAACCACAGCCTATTCAAGCCAGACCCAGAAGCAGTTCTCGTAAGAGGATTAAACGCCATGACAAAGGCGTGTGATTCCTTATCTAGCCAGAATGAGAAGCTAAACAAAGACATTGAGGGGCTAAAGCGCAAGATTGAGCGCCTTCAAGAGCGATTAATCATAGATAATAAGTGACAATACACTGACAAACTACGTCACTGGGGGTAATCAGTGACAAATTACTTAGAATCATTCTAAATAAGGAAGACTAAAATTATGGAATAAAAACAGCAAGTTAAGTGGTGGGCGACTCTGGAATCGAACCAGACGTGCGTCTCCGCGAGGGAGTTACAGTCTCTCGCAAATATCGAATCGACGTAAACCGTTGATTTTTTAACTAATAATTTCAAACACATATCCGTTGCTGACAGCAGTTTACTGTTGCGTAGTGACAATACACTGACAAAGATTTGAGTATGAGCGAGTTAACACAATCGGAGCTAAACGAGGACATGACCACACTAGGCGTAGGCAGATACCGAGCCAAGGTTGAGTCCGCTAAAGCACGCGGGGCTGAACTACAGACGCCCTACGGTCAACGCTTGATGAGAGCCGCTTTGCCTGACCTCAACAAAGCTATTAAGAACTGGCAGGAATCCCTATCAAGAGTAGACAATAAAGCACGATTCCAAATAGATACGCAAGACCTTGACCCAAAGGTTCTGAGTTTCCTCTCAATCAAAGCTCTACTCGACTGCATCACACAGAAGAAGACGTTAGCCAGTGCGTCTATCTTTTTAGGCAAGTTGATTGAGGATGAGTTGCGTTGTCGCTTTCTAGTTGAGAACAACGAAGATAAAGGGCAGGGCATCATCCTCGGTGCTGTAAGACGCAAAGGTACAGCCGCCAAGACTAGGCACATACGTTCCTCAATGAAGCACGAAGCCGACAAAGGTTTGATGGATGCTTGGGAACCGTGGGCGCACAGAGATAAGCTCAACATGGGGTTGATTATGACTGAGCTTGTCCGTGTGTCCACAAACCTTATCGAATACACCTACATACTGGAGAAGAGCCGTAAGCGTCCTACGCGTTACATCAGTGCCACTCCAGATACTCTTCAATGGATTGAGGAGTTCAACGACCACAGAGAATTTATAGAACCCTTCTGGCTACCTACAGTAGAACTACCCGCCAGTTGGACAAACATTTGGGATGGTGGTTACGACCACGAACAATCCTATCTACCTAAAGTTCCGTTTATCAAAACGAACAACATGGACTACCTTCGGACTATCACGGGCGCACTCCCTGAGCCGATGGAAGCAACGAATCTAATCCAGCAGACACCTTGGGCAATTAATAACAAGGTGATGCAGGCGATGGAGTGGTGCTGGGAAAATAATGTCATAGTGGACGGACTTCCTAGCCGTGAACAGGAAGCTCTCCCTCCTGTCCCAATAGACTTTAAAGAAAATAAAGAGTCCAACACCACTTGGAGAAGGCAGGCGGCGAAAGTATATAACTCACGGCTCTCTAATACCAGCCGTCGCCTTCTCGTTTCGAAGATACTTTACGTTGCGAAGAAGCTTTCTGGTAATCGTTTCTTTTACCCCTCGCACGTAGACTTTCGTGGGCGTGTTTATAACATACCTGCTTTTCTTGGTATCCAAGGCCCAGACATCAGCCGTGGTTTGTTACAGTTTCACCGACCAGAACGAATTAAGACTGACGAAGATGTAAAGTGGTTAGCTATTCAAGGGGCGAACACTTTTGGCAATGACAAGATTACATTAGACAAGCGTGTAGAATGGGCTGAGAGCTTCTCTAAGGACGCTATAGCTATCTATGAGAGTCCTACCACTAATCTTATGTGGATGGACGCTGACGAACCCTTCCAGTTCCTTGCGTGGTGCTTTGAGTGGGGTCAGCTTCGTAAAACAGGCAAGCTAATGACACAGCTTCCTATAAATTTAGACGCATCTAACAATGGGCTTCAAATTCTGTCTATGCTGATGAGGGACGAATATGGAGCCAAGGCAACAAATGTACTCACAAGTGATTCACCTGAAGATATTTACAGAGTTGTCTCTGACTCCATCTTAAAAAAACTTAAAGCTGATACTCACCCCTACGCAGAAAAGTGGATTAAGTTTGGTATCAATCGTAAGCTGGCTAAACGCCCTACAATGGTGTGGCCTTATGGCGGTACGTTCTACTCGTGCCGTGATTATGTGGACGAATGGTATCAAGACACACTGCGAAAAACACGATGCGCCAACCCGTTCACAGAAGATGAACGCTACAAAGTTACTGGTTACCTCAGTAAGCTAACGTGGGCTTCAATCAACGAAGTCCTCGACAAGCCAAAGGACTGTATGCAGTGGTTGCAGTCCTGCGCTAAAAAGCTGGCAGAACACGGAAAGCCTGTAAGCTGGGTAACCCCTTCAGGTTTTCCTGTTCTCCAAAGCTACCACAAAACAACAAGCCAGAATGTTAGTACCAACATCAGCGGACAGGCTACTTACGTAAAATGGTACAGCGATGATGAAGCAATCAGTCCTCGCAAACAGAAGTCAGGCATCAGCCCTAATTATGTCCACTCTTTGGACGCGGCTTGTCTGACAAAAACAGTCATTGAATGTAATAAACAAGGAATATGGGACTTTGCCATGATACACGACAGCTACGGCACTCACGCCACAAACTGCCCCACGTTAAACAAAACTTTAAGAGAACAATATTTAAATGTTTTTGAGGTTGACCAGTTAGAAGCTCTACTACATCAATTAAGTGGGGCTAACCCAGAAATAGATTTTCCAGAAATTCCAGAATACGGCAACGCCGACATCTCTCAGGTGTTGGAGAGTAAGTATTTCTTCTCCTAATGGAGACAACAACAACCAAAATAGAGACAAACAAAATGAGTCAAATACTGACAACACCTAAGGGTACAGCAGTGTACCCACGCATCGCAGAACCAGATACGAAGTTTAACACTGACGGAGTTTACCACTGTAAGCTTCACGTAAGTGAGGATGACTTCAATCTGTTTAGTAAAACCGTAACCGACATCGTCGAGAAAGAGTACGAAGCAGAGTGTGCCATCAAAGGCAAAAAGCTTGCCCGTGCTACCACTAGCCCTATCCGTATTACAGCGGAAGGCGACTACGAGCTATACGCCAAGCAAGTAGCCCAACGTCAGACAGCTAAAGGACTCCTAGAGTTCACTGTGCCTGTCTTTGACGCCAGCGGTACACGCCTAGGTAAAGCTCCTAATATCGGAAGCGGTTCAACCCTCAAGCTAAGCACGGAGGTGTACACATGGTTCACTCCTACGCAAGGCTTCGGCTACACACTGCGCCTTAAAGCAGTACAAGTAATAGACCTAGTAGAATATGCAGGTGGCGGTTCCGTCTTCGGAAAGGAAGATGGCTCGTTCATTAGTGATGGCGAATCCTTGGATACAGCGTTCGAAGAAGAAGCCCCGTCGGGCGTCGGCTTCTAAATACCGTTCTCGCTTCGAAGCACAACTTGCTCTCACCCTTGAACGGGTGGGGGCGACCTTCGACTACGAAAGTCTGAAGGTGAAATACACGAAGGAGTCCACGTATACCCCTGACTTCATATTGCCCAACGGCATTATCATTGAAGCTAAGGGTTACTGGATACCTGCCGATAGAACCAAGCACTTAAGAGTGCGTGACTGTAACCCAGAACTGGACATTAGATTTTGCTTTCAGAACGCACACAACACACTCAGCAAAAAGAGCAAGACCACATACGGGGAGTGGTGCGACAAGCACGGCTTCCTGTGGGCTCACAAAACAATACCAATAGAATGGACACACTAACATCATCACTAACACACCAACCATGCGAAGACTGCGGCTCAAGCGATGCCCTAACAATAAACACCGACGGAAGCACCAAGTGCCACAGTTGCGGAACTTGGCATCCAAGAGGGGGCAATACTTATACTGTGACTCCTAAAGAAACTAAACCTACAGGCTTCCTTACTGGACACACACTGGACATACCTGCTCGTGGTTTGACCAGAGACATCTGTAAGAAGTATGGCTACCAAGTAGCGACCCACAACGGCGAGACTTGTCACGTAGCTAACTACAGAGACCTTGAAGGAGAGCTCGTAGCACAGAAGCTACGGTTCAAAGACAAACGCTTCCAATGCAAGGGTGCGCCTAGCGTATTCTTCGGACAACACCTATGGCCTAATGGGGGTCGTATGCTCGTTGTAACCGAGGGCGAGGTTGACTGCCTTTCTGTAGCGATGGCTAATGGCGATGGTAAATGGCCTGTAGTCTCTCTACCAAGCGGAGCTCAATCAGCTAAGTCTATCTTCAAAGCGCAGTTCCCTTGGCTCGACCAATTTGAGACAGTGGTGCTTATGTTTGACGAAGATGAACAGGGACGCAAAGCCGCTGAAGAAGTAAGTCATCTACTACCAGCAGGTAAGACTAAGATTGCTCGACTTCCTATGAAGGATGCTAACGATTTGCTAATGGCTAACCGCAAGAACGACATTGTTCGTGCTATGTGGGACGCAAAGCCGTGGAAGCCTGACGCTATCACAGATGGCGTTGACCTCTATGAAAGGCTCACAACTCCCAAGAACAATCAATCAGTTGATTATCCTTTCCGTGGTTTAAATCGTCTTACTCATGGTCTTCGCCGTGGAGAGATTGTAACCTTTGCCGCTGGCTCTGGGGTAGGCAAGTCTCACGTCTGTAAGATTATTGCACACAACCTTCTCAAGACTGACCACAAGGTAGGCTACATCGCCCTTGAGGAATCCCTTGAGCGCACTGCTAACTCCATCATCGGTTTAGAGATGAAGAAGCTCATCCACCTAGACCCAGAGTTCCAAGCTACCGATGAATACAATGAAGCGTTTAAAGCTACCATCGGTTCTGGGCGTTGCTTCCTTTACGACCACTGGGGTTCTATGGAGAGCGACAACCTCCTAGGACATATACGCTATATGGCTAAGGTCATGGACGTTGAATACGTTGTTCTAGACCACCTTAGTATTATCGTTTCTGGTTTAGGAGATGGTGACGAACGTAGGTTAATTGATAATACAATGACCAAGCTTCGTAGCTTAGTTGAAGAGACCAACATCGGAATGATTTTAGTCAGCCACCTCAAGCGTCCAGAAGGTAAGGGACACGAGGAAGGCGCAAGCACTAGCCTAGCACAACTCCGTGGTTCAGCCGCTATCGCACAACTCTCTGACATTTGTTGTGGGCTTGAGCGTAACGGGCAGTGTCCAGACAACAAGAACAAGACAATCGTTCGCGTTCTTAAGAATAGATTCTCTGGGGAAACAGGCATCGCTTGTTCCCTAAACTACAACCCCACTACTGGCTTAATGGCTGAAGAACATTACAGCGAGAACCCCTTCTAACATATGAAATATTGCTCAAACTTTCGACACGACCTTGAAGTAGGACAAATAGCTGAGAAAGAGATTGGTGAATTGCTATCTGATAAAAAAATAGAAATTAAAAAAGATATGCTTGCCAAGAAGACGGGCAATGTTTTTGTTGAATATATGTCACGAGGCAAAGTCTCTGGCATCGACCGTTCCGAAGCGGATTATTACTGCTTCGTTGTAGAAAACCTAATCATCTTCATTCCGACTGTAGACCTCAAAGAACTTATTGAGCCACTCAAGAAAACAAAGAGGGACGTCAGAGGAGGAGACAATAACACATCACGGGGCATCTTGCTCCCACTAACCACACTGATACCAACAAATGAATAGCATAGCATTTTTCGATATAGAAACGAACGCCATTGAGGATTGGACAAAGCTGTCTGACCTAGAGACCGTTCACTGTATAGCCATACACGACAACACAGGGACGATTGCGTTCTCTGGTGACTCCGTATTGACAGGAATTGAACGTCTAAAGAATTACGACGCCATTGTAGGACATAACTCTATTGGCTTTGACTACCCAGCCTTGCAAAAGAAGTATGGCTTTGAGCACCCTATGGTTCTGGACACAGCAATCATGGCTCGCTGTATGTACCCAGACATAAAGACCAGCGATTACGATAGACATTACGCTGACCCTGAAAATGGGTTTCCCCGTCAATTACTTGGGTCTCATAGTTTAAAGGCTTGGGGTAGACGCATAGGTGTATACAAGGACGCCCACGGTGATACCGAGGATTGGACTACGTGTACTCCAGAGATGATTGAGTATTGCAAGCAGGACACCTACGTGACCTACCGCTTGTACGACCACTTTCTTAAAAAGAAACCTGACCTCCGTATGCTTACGCTTGAACATAAGTTTGCTAATCTTATGCGTATACAAGAGTGGAATGGATTCCCGTTCGACATCAAAGCGGCTGAGAAGCTTACCTCTGACCTCATGGTTCGCCGTGCGGAACTAGGTGACGACCTCGCCAAGTCCTTTGGGCCTAGCGTTGAGCTAATGAAAAGCCACTGGTGGATAGCTCCTAACGGAGAACAAGCAAAGACAAAGAAGGAGCTTGTTGCTTCTGGATGGAAGCCTAATGAAATAATCAAAGGCCCACACCGCACCAAAGAGATTCCCTTTAACCCTAATTCCCGTGACCAGATATGCGAGCGGTTGATGTCTGAGGGATGGAAGCCTGCCGCGTATGATGGCAAGCGCCCTAAGATTGATGAACCTGTATTGAGAGAGATAGGCACTCCTAACGCCCTCAAGCTTCTGGAATACCTTCTTGTGTCCAAACGTCTAGGACAAGTAGCGGAGGGTAACCAAGCGTGGCTCAAGCTCTACAACGATGGACGTATACACGGACGGGTAAACACCAACGGTGCTATCTCTGGGCGTTGTACTCACTCACAACCTAACGTAGCCCAAGTACCAGCAGGACGGGCTCCTTATGGTACAGAGTGTAGGTCTTGTTTTACTGCCCCAGAAGGTAAGGTGCTTGTTGGTGCTGATGCCTCTGGCTTAGAACTACGTTGCCTTGCTCACTACCTGCACGGATGGGACAGCGGAGCTTACGCTAAAGAAATCCTTACAGGTGACATCCACTCGGCTAACCAGAAAGCGGCAGGGCTAGAGACCCGCGACCAAGCTAAGACCTTTATCTACGCTTTCCTCTACGGAGCAGGCGACGCTAAGATAGGTTCCATTGTTGGTGGCTCCTCTAAGCACGGCAAGAAACTTAAACAATCTTTCATGTCCAAAACTCCTGCTATCCGTCACCTCTCTGAGGCGGTGGCTAACAAGGTACAACAGACAAATAAACTAATAGGTCTGGATGGACGTGAACTACCGTGTCGCTCGGCACACTCTGCACTCAACCTGTTGTTACAATCAGCAGGGGCAGTGGTGATGAAGCAGGCACTCGTTGAGTTCTCTGAGATGGCAACTCAACCCTACGAACTACATGGCAATATCCACGATGAAGTTCAGTTTAGCTGTGACCAAGCTGACGCTGATGCTCTTGGAAGTTGTTTTGTAGAAGCACTCGCCAAGGCAGGTAAAACCCTTGGTTTCAAATGCCCATTAGACGGGGAGTATTCCGTTGGGGCTAACTGGTCAGAAACACACTAACATGAAAACATTATTCCTAGATGGCGATATGCTTGCCTACCGAGCCGCTTTCAGTAACGAGGTAGAGACTAAATGGGAGGACGCAGTATGGACGTTACACACGGACGTAAACGCTTCTCTCGCTTATTGTGACGACTTCATTGAGTCTATGTGTAAGAAGTTTAGCACTGAGGATTACTTCGTAGTCTTCAGTCCTAAGACTAACTTTCGCTACGACCTCTTCCCTGCCTACAAAGGCAACCGTAAGAACAAGCGTAAGCCTTTAGCTTTAACCGAGCTTATTAAACAGATGCGCAAGCGTCACACGTTTATGATGCAGGACGGGATGGAAGCTGATGACCTTATCGGCATTATGTGTACGCAAGACCCTAAGAACACCGTTGCTCTCAGTGGTGACAAGGACTTCGCTACGCTACCCATCACTTGGTATAACTTCCTACGTGATGAACTGACTACCCTCACAAAAGAAGAGGCAGACAAGAACCACCTCATCCAGACATTAATGGGTGATGCTACCGATGGATACCAAGGACTCAAAGGTGTTGGCCCTAAGACCGCTGTAAAGCTCTTAGACAAACACGGCTGGGACTGGGAAGCCATCGTTAAGATATATGAAAGCAAAGACATGACAGAAGAGGACGCACTCCTCACCGCTCGCCTTGCTTACATACTCAGAAAAGAAAACTTCAAAAACGGAAAAATTATATTATGGCAACCCCCTACAAAATAGATGTAAGTGACCAGACGGTCTATATCGCTGGCCCAATGACAGGTATCGAAGACTGCAACTTCCCTGCCTTCGACGCTACTTCTTTCAAATTTAAAGAGAAGGGCTTCGACGTTATCAACCCTGCCGCATTAAGCAGGACACACGCCGCTGAGTTAGGTATTGAAGTAGGAGAGATGTGCGTACGTGAGTGCGCTATGATTGACCTTGTTTCTATTATCGCGACCGCATCACATATGTATATGATGAAGGGCTGGGAGTATTCCAAAGGAGCAAAGACAGAACACGCTCTAGCGGAGTGGCTCGGTATAACAATCAGCTACGAAGTAGAAGAGAGTGTCAAAGCTCACGCTACCCACAACAAGGAGTGGTGGTTCGCTTTCCAAGCTGAGCAGTTCAAGCGTATCTCTAAGCTTACCAAGAAAAAGAATGATGACTACACAGGTGGTTCCTTCACCTCTAATCCTTTTGCTAACTTCGATGAAGCAGATGACTTTGGGGTAGACCCACTCATCGGACTATCACTTCGGATGGGCGATAAGATGCAGAGGCTCAAGGCTTTCTGTAACGGAGGTCTCTCTTTGGAGACTAATGGAGACACCGTAGCAGACATCTTTAATGACCTAATTGGTTACAGTTCAATCGCTTTAGGTATGCTGGAACGTAAGAAGGAGGTGGACTAATATGGACAATAACGACGCTTTTCCCGCTGTTTCAGCTAATTTTATCAAGAAGTTAGAAGAAGTTTTCCCTTTACGGGATGACTTTGATTACGGCACTGCTCAAAACGCGCTCGTCTATTATTATGGACAGCGCTCTGTAGTCCGATTTCTTATAGAACAAAATAAAATTCAAAACGAAACCATCCTAACCAAGGTTTAACTATGTGCATGTCATCACCCAAGATACCAGACCCAGTGCCACCACCCGCACCTCCTCCCCCTCCTACTAAGACAGCGGAGAAGGTAGGAAACAACTCACTCAAAAAGAGACAGTCGTCCAGAAAACGTGGAACGTCTGCATTAACATTAAGACGCTCTGCCGTGAACACTGGTTCATCTGGTACAGGCGCAAACATCAGCTACTAAATTATGCCAAAAACTATTGATATTCTACACGGCGATGGGACAACTGAAACTCTTGTAGTTCCTTCTACACCCTTTGGTGGCACTCCTTCATATTCAGAGGCAGTCAACGACTTGCTAGATGAAACAACTGATACTGGTATCAGAAGCTCAATTGGGTCACTAAACTATCCTTTTACAACTGACATTATAGGAACCACGGAGCGAACAAGGAACCTAACAAGTATTACAAGTAGCAGTGGTTTCTATGGTCAAACCATTGCTAGTATTTATATTGGCAGTAATGCAACTTCGATTGGGAGCGATGCGTTCAGATATTCTAGTATTAGTAATATTCGCATTGCAAGCGGCATAACTTCGATTGGGAGCGGTGCGTTCCAATATGGTGGAGCGGCTAGTATTATTATACCAGACAGTGTAACTTCGATTGGGAGTGGTGCATTTTCGTATGGTATCCTAAGCAGTGTTACCCTCCCAACTAACGCTAGTTTTACTACGATTCCAAGCTATGTATTTGCAAATACTAGCATTTCTAGCGTTACCATACCAGACAGTGTAACTTCGATTGGGAGTGGTGCATTTGCGTATACTCCCATTACTAGTATTACAATTCCAAGTAACGTGACTTCGATTGGGTCGGGGGCGTTCCAATATAGTTCACTTACTAGTATTACAATTCCAAGTGGCGTAACTGTGGGTGCTGGTGCCTTTCAGTTCTCAAATGTTCAAAGTGCTACTTTCGAAGAAGGCGTGACTTCGACTGGGTCAGGGTCGTTTTATTATTGCCCTTCCCTAAGCAGTGTTAACCTACCTGACAGCCTTACTTCGATTGGGAATACTGCATTCGGTCGCAGTTCGTTACCCAGCATTACCATACCCAAAAACGTGACTTCGATTGGGAGCGGTGCGTTCTATTATACAGGGAGCCTATCAACAGTAAACTGCTTAGCTACAACTGCTCCAAGTTTAGGGTCGAGTGCATTTATTTATAGTTCAGCAACGAGCATTCACGTTCCAGTAGGAGCCACGGGATACGGAACTACATATGGAGGGTTGACAGTTATTGCGGACTTGTAATGATTGAATACCTATATGAGTAAAAAATTACATTTCGTATCTGGTCTTCCAAGAGCCTGCTCAACCCTGCTCTGTAATCTACTTGCACAGAACCCAAAGGTTCACGCTACCCCTACTAGTGCCTTGCACGAAATAGGCTACATTGCTCGACGGGTTTTTCAAACCGAAGAAGCAAAGGCGGTGGATATGAAGAATGTCCTTGAGCCTATGTACCTGGACTACGTCAAAGCTGGTTGCGAGAATGCTTTTAATAGCATCACGGACAGGCCCGTAGTAGTGGACAAGTGCCGTTCTTGGGTTGGTCATCTTGACCAGCTATTTAAAGTTTGGGAGGACGCTAAGGTTCTTGTTCCTGTTCGTGACATCCGAGGCGTTCTGTCCAGTATGGAAAAGAAACGCATACAGCACCCGCAGGCATTTAATGGCGTTGAGCAAGAGAATCCCCAAAACTGGACAACAATTGATAAACGGGTGAGTGCTTGGCTACAAACTCCCCCTATCGGAATTGCTATCGAACGCCTGCACGAAGCCAAAGAACGCTTTGGAGATAAACTTATGTTTGTTCACGCCGAGGACTTAACTGAAAACCCTCAAGAGGTAATGAACAAGGTCTGGGAGTATCTAGGCGAAGAGCCATTTATTCACGATACTTCTAACGTAGAGCAATACACTCAAGAATACGATGTTGGTTTTCCCTACGGAGACCACATTATTAGACAAGAAGTAAAACCTTTAAAGAAAGACTGGCACGAGACGCTTGGTCGTTCTCTCTCAGAACAACTTAATCAAAAATTCAACTGGATAAATAACTTATGAAATATGCAATAATTAACCCAAAGGGCAGAGTCCTTCGTTTGTCAGAAGATGAGCCTAAGTTCATCGCTGAAGGTAACGAAGCTGTATCTATATCAAACGAAAAAGCTAAGCAGGTTGACGCTTCAAGCGAGCCGTTGTTCCTGTTTGAAGGGGACTTAATTACCTTTGAAAAAAAGTTATTTAATGATAAACCTGAAGTAATAAAGGAGGCTATACGTCCAGAGCGTAATCGCCTACTTGTTGAGTCCGATTGGACGCAGTTAAATGATTCACCGCTCGACGAAGACACCCTCGCATCTTGGTCTGCTTATCGCCAAGCCTTGCGTGACATTACGGATAACATTGACGATAGCGGCAAAGTAGAGTTCCCCGTCCAACCTCAATAATATATACTTATGAGCAAAACTGCTGAAGGCTTATACACCTCCCTTGAGGGGAAGCGACACCAATACCTAGACCGCGCCCGCTCCTCAGCAAAACTCACACTTCCATACGTTTGCCCAGACGAAGGCTTTGGAGCACATAGCCGATTGGACACACCTTTTCAGGGCGTTGGGGCAAGAGGAGTAAACAACCTCGCTTCAAAATTACTGTTGGCACTTCTACCTCCCAACGCCCCCTTTTTCCGTCTCGCAGTGGACGAATATGGACTACAACAAGAAGGCGCTCCACCAGAACTAGTCACAGAGATTGAGAAGTCTCTACAGCAGGTCGAAGAGTCCTTCATGGAGGAGGTCAGCAGAGGTACATATCGTACTGCATTGCACGAAGCTATTAAGCAACTTATCATCACTGGTAACGCTTTACTATACGTCCCTGACGATGGTGGCGTACGTGTGTTCCACCTTGACCGCTTCTGTGTTGAGCGTGACCCAATGGGCAATGTTTTATACATCTGCACCAAGGAATCCCTAAGCTACATGAGCCTCACTGAGGAAATGAAAGAAGTAGCAGGGGCTAACGAAGGCGGCTCTGATGACGAAGTACAGTTATACACAGCAGTCTGTCGTAAAGAGAAAGGCTGGAAAGTCTGGCAGGAAATCAACGGCAACGTTATTCCTAAGTCTGAAGGCTTCTACGGTCTAGACAAGAACCCATTTATACCTCTGCGTTTCACACGTATTGACGGTGAAGATTACGGACGTGGTTATGTTGAGGAATACCTCGGTGACCTACAGTCCCTTGAGTCCCTCACACAGGCTATTGTGGAAGGTTCTGCCGCCGCTTCAAAGGTTCTATTCCTAGTTAACCCTAACGGCACAACCAGAGCTAAGACACTCGCTGAGAGTCCTAACGGTGCAATCACACAGGGCAACGCACAGGATGTCACCACCCTACAGGTAAACAAGTTTAACGACTTCCGTGTAGCACAGGAGACAATCAACGTAATCAAAGACCGCCTAGGTCACGCCTTTCTTCTTACCAGTGGTACTGTACGCCAAGCTGAGCGTGTTACCGCTGAAGAGATACGGATGTTAGGTATGGAGTTAGAGTCTGCCCTCGGTGGTCTCTACTCTCTTCTAAGCAGTGAAATGCAACTTCCATTGGTCAATCGTCTAATGGAGGTAATGAATAAGAAGGGTAAGTTACCTAAGATTCCTAAAGACGTTGTGAAGCCCATCATCATTACAGGTGTTGAAGCTTTAGGACGCGGCAATGATTTACAGAAACTAGACCTGTTCCTAGCTGGAGCCGCCCAAGTGGTAGGCCCTGAAGCTATCGCACAGTTCGTCAAGGTTTCAGAATACTTTAAACGGAGGGCAATCTCCCTCGGTATCAAAACCGATGGGCTGGTTAAGTCCGAAGAAGAAATGGCAATGGAGGCTCAGCAAGCACAACAAATGCAAATGGCTGAGAAGTTAGGCCCCGCTGGTATTAAAGCGATGTCTGACCAATCCCTTGCCCAACAACAACAACCAAGCGAGCAAATAGATGGCTAATTACCAATCAGTAACAGTACAAGAACATACCGAGGAAGAAAATGTCTCCCTCGAAAAGCAAGCCGCAATGCAAGATGAAGCGGCTGAGCAACGTAATCAATCAATTGAATCTAACACCGAAGAGCCCCAAGAGGAAATCCAAGAGGAAGCCTCAGAGGAACGCCCAGAGTGGCTAGATGAGAAGTTTGAGTCCCCAGAGGACTTGGCGAAAGCCTACAACGAACTTCAGAAGAAACAATCATCCAAGCAATCCAAAGATAAGACAGACGACACCCCTGCCGAAGAAGAAGCAAGTGTTAGTCTCAATTCATCCGTACAAAAAGCTACCGAAGAGTTTGCTGAGTCTGGAGTTCTTACTGACAAGACCTTCATTGAGCTAGAGAAAGCAGGGCTACCCCGTAGTTTCGTAGAAGCTTACATAGCAGGTCAGGAGAGCATGAGTACATCACAAGCTTTGGAAATACAGAACGAAGTAGGAGGCAACGCTAACTACAACGCTATGTCTGACTGGGCTTCTGAAAACTTATCTGATGGCGACTTAGATGGCTTCAACAGTATCGTAGAAACTGGCTCAGTAGACCAAGCTAAGATGGCTGTCAAAGGTCTCTATGCTCAGTTCATCTCTGCTGGTGGTAATCCCCCTGAGTTATCTCAAGGTGGTACTAGCGGCTCCTCTGTTAAACCTTTCGGCTCAGCGGCTCAGGTAACTGAAGCTATGCGTGACCCTCGTTATTCATCTGACCCAGCGTTCCGCGACAACGTAGAGAAACGCCTAGCGGTCTCCAACGTCCTTTAAACTATGTCTATAGAACTATTATCCATGCTCGGTGGTGGCATCACAGGTTTCGTGATGCGCCTCGTTGCCTCCCAAGCTGAAGCCCAAGGCAGAGCCCTTGATGCGATGCTACGGAAGCAAGAGGCAGTAGATGCTTCTGCTCAAGCGGCGTCTAACCGAGGTGGAGTATGGGTTCGCCGTATAATTGCTATCTGCATCTTATTCGCAGTTATAGTCGCGCCCTTTATACTATCCCTCGTCGACGTCCCTGTTGCTCTTCAAAAAGAGTCAGGGGGCGGCATTTTCTCCCTAATATTTGGCACTAAAAATGGATACATTAACGTCAACGGTTTCGTCCTTCTACCAGAAGTTCGCCAAGGTATGCTTGCTTTGCTTAGCTTTTACTTTGGCTCCTCTATGGTTAAACGCTAACAATGAAAAACAAACTATATCGCTTCAAGAATTTGTCTCTCTCATCCCTCTATGGGAAGTTCCGCAAGGCAGTCACCCAACTATTGTCGGAGACGAAGGGCTCGCTTACGGGCTATTTCAAATCCATAAAATCATGGTGGATGACTACAATCGTATCACGGGCAGTAAAGTTGCGCACAGCGTTGCGTTCGACCCTAACTTCAGCTTCCTCATCGCTTTTAAAGTTCTTTCGCACTATTCGAAGCACATTAGAAGCTGTGGTGAAGAAGTAACCATAAACCACCTACTGTTCATTTGGAATGGCGGTGGCGGTGCATGGACACGAGTAAACAACCCAATAGATGACCAGAAACAAAAGAATTTACTTCGGTATAAAAGCCGAGCCCTCCCAATAATTAAAAACTACATCAATGGCAAAGAGAAAAGGCGTCAGCCTAAGGAAAGAACACAAGTCTAAGAGCGGGGGTCTCTCCAAGAAAGGAAGAGACTACTACAATCGTAAGACTGGTTCTAACCTCAAAGCCCCACAGCCCAAAGGCGGTGCAAGGAAGCGTTCCTTCTGCGCCCGTATGAGTGGCGTTAAAGGGCCTATGAAGGATTCCAAAGGTAGACCAACCCGTAAAGCTCTCGCCCTTCGTAAATGGAAATGTTAATATGAGTCTATACAGAAATATGAATCGTCGCCGTAAACTCGGCATCTCCCGTAGCAAAAAGAAGTCTACGGTGAGCGATAAAGCCTATTCTAATATGAAGAAGGGCTTTCCTAAAAAGAAGAAATAACTTTCGTCCCTAAGCTAGTAGTAGCGTAAGGCCCTTTGAGGAGGATAACCTTAGACAAGCAAACCCTGCCCACGGACACCTCAAACCCTCAATACTAATCCAAATAAGGAATAAAAAATCATGGCTAATGGCAATACAAGCCCCTCTCGTTTAGGGCAAGTCAATGCTTCAGGTGATGTAAATGCGTTGTTCCTGAAGGTGTTCTCTGGTGAAATCCTAACTACGTTTGAAGAAACAAACGTGATGAAGGACTTGCACATGGTACGCACCATTCAGAATGGCAAATCTGCACAATTCCCTGTTACTGGTATCGCATCTGCGAAATACCACACTGCTGGCGAGAATATCGCTGACGGAGGTAACAGCTACCTGTCTGCAATCAAACACGCTGAGCGCGTCATCTCTATTGACGACGTACTCATCTCATCAACGTTCATCGCAAACATCGACGAACTAAAGAACCACTACGACGTCCGTAGCATCTACGCTAAGGAACTCGGTAAGGCACTCGCAAAACGTTTCGACATCGCTACGATGAAGACTCTTGCCGCCGCCGCTCGTGGTACTTCAGAAATCGGTGGAGATGACGGCACTATTCTTGGTGCTTCCTCTTCGTTGTTCGCTGGTGCTAACGCAACTGCGGCTGAACTTATCGACGCTCTCTATGGCGTTGCTGAGTCTCTCGACGGTAAGGACGTAAGCGACGAAGGTCGTTTCGCTGTCCTGAGCCCTGCCGACTACTACACCCTAATCACAGCAGACAACAGCGCAGTGTCGCTTGCGTCTAATCGTGATGCTGGTGGTGTTGGTAACATCGCAACTGGTACAATCAGCCAAGTAGCTGGTATCAGTCTTGTAAAGAGCAATCACCTCGCTTCCATCTCGGTCGCTGAGGCTTCTCAAGACCAAGATGACGACGGTGTCAACAATGATGTCTTCGGTGCTAGTGGTACTGGATACAATGGTGACCTCTCTGCTACCCGCATCCTTGCAGGTACTAAGGAAGCTATCGGTACAGTCAAGCTCCTCGACCTCGCTACAGAGTCCGAGTACCAAATCGAACGTCAAGGTACGTTGTTCGTTGCTAAATATGCAATGGGACACGGCGTCTTGCGTCCAGAGTGTGCTGTAGAAGTACGCTAAATTAATTCTGAGCCCCCATTGGTTAATTCCTTTGGGGGCTCTTTTTTAACTTTTAAATTTATATAATAATATGCCCACACTTACATCAAAGCTAGAAGCTGTTAACTCAATGCTAGGACACATCGGCGAGAGCCCTGTGAACAGTATTAGTGACACCAATGCGCTTCCTATCTCTGCCGCTACTGCTATCTCTGTAATGGACGAGGTAAGTCGTTCCGTTCAAGCTGAAGGGTGGCACTTTAACACAGAACTCAAAGTCACCCTGAGCCCTGCTGGGGATGGCACAATAACTTTATCGGACGACATCTTGGAGGTAGACACAACCGATACCTCTATCGACATCGCCCAACGTGGTCTCAGTTTGTTTGACCGCTCTAATAACACCTCAGTGTTCTCCAAAGCCCTAGAGGTTAACCTTACACGCCTACTGGACTTTACAAGCCTACCAGAGGCCGCGAGACGCTATATAACCTTAGTTGCCTCACGGGTATTCCAAGGACGTATGGTAGGCTCTCGTGAGCTAGAAGCTCTTATTGCTCGTGACGAATACAACGCACGGGCTGACCTTATGGATGCGGAAGGCAACAACTCTGACAGAACTATATTTGACAGCTACGCTGTAGCATCCAGAATAGGCATCAACCGTAACTACGATATCTCCTAATGCCTCTAATTAACACAGCGGTTCCTAACCTCATCCAAGGGGTATCTCAACAGTCTGACGCAACACGCTTTGCTGGGCAATGTGAGGCGCAGGAAAACGCTCTTAGCTCTGTTGCGGATGGACTAAAGAAACGTCCTAACACTAGGCACATCGCTAAGTTACTTACGAGTGCTATAGACAGTAATA